ATGCGCAAATTAAAGTAGATACAGGAGACCAAGAGGGACAGCTCTTTCGGATAAAATCCGTAGGCAAAAATATTAACGGGATTATTCCAATCCATGCGGAACATGTCAGCTATATCATCAACGACTTGCCGATTAAGCCCAAAATATTTGTGCCTAATGCTAGCGGTGCATTAGCGCTTCAATCAGCATTGAATAATATCATTGATAATCATCCATTAACCTCTTTTTCTGATGTGACAACAGCTTCTGATTTGGCGTGGGAAGTCCCAACTTTTAAAAATATTCGGAATATCCTTGGAGGAGTGGAGGGTTCAATACTAGATAAGATAGGCGGAGAGTATCAATTTAACAACTATCAAATTCGGTTGCTGAGCCAACGTGGACGATATTCTAACACTATCATTGCTTATGGTCGAAACCTTACTGACTTTAAGCAAGAAGAAAATATTTTAGAAGTTTATACATCAATCTATCCAATTGTGGTTGAAAGCAAGGATAATACTCAGATTGTTAAAACACTTCCAGAATATATCATAGACGGTGAGTATGTTAATAAATACCCGAATCGACGTGTAACAATAATTGATTTTTCGGACAAATTCAATGATAAGAATCTTTATTCTGAGGATAAGTTAAGAAAACTTGCTCAAGATTATGTTAAATCAAACAAGATTGGTGTTCCAAAAGTTTCCATGACCGTTTCAACAGTAGACCTTAGTGGGTCGCTGGATGATAGCTATAATGTTGAAGAAATTGAATCTTTACATTTGGCAGATACGGTGAAAGTTTTCTTTGAACCTTTAGGAGTTACTGCGGAAGCAAAGGTTGTCGGGAGTGTTTGGAATGTTCTACTAGACCAATATGACAGCTACACTCTGGGAGCAAAAAAAGCGTCCTTTGGTCAATGGGTTAACAATTCCATTAATGAGGTAAAAAATGAAGCGGATAGTGCTAAAAGAAATGCACTCGAAGCGGTGGCTTCAGCCAATGGAAAGAATACCAACTATTACGGAAATTCAGGAGGGGGATTCCCACCTAATCCGAATGTAGGAGATCTATATTTTCAAAAAGACGGTGATAAGACAACTATCTATCAGTGGGATGGCAGTTCTTGGGTCAATCTGATTGATACTTCATGGCAAAATGACTTTGAAGCAGATTTGCAAGAGAAGTTAAATCAAGCCAAAGAAGAAACTGATGCGGCACTGGCTGAAAAAGACAAGGCCATCAATGATTTAGACAAAAAAGTCACCGACAAAATTACCCAAACGAACACGGCAGTCACTCAAGCTCAGTCTGATGCAAACGCGGCTAAAACACAAGCAGATGCTGCTGTTTCAAAAGCAAATTCAAACACAGTTACTATAAATGCCGCTAAAATAGACATCACTAAAGCACTGAACGATTCAACAAGTGCGCTGAATGCGATTAAATTAGTAGATGGGCGAGTTGATTCAGTAACAACCACGATAGCAAATGTAAAAAGTGATGTTGATAATAAAGCTGATAAAACAGCAGTCGCAAGTCAAATCAGTCAATCAGCTACTGAAATTAGACAAGACCTACAGTCATGGACAAACGGTCAACTGACAAATTACAGCACTATTCAAAGTACCGCGACAAGTATTGCTAGTGCCGTGTCAAGTAAAGCTGATAAAAGTCAAATCACCCAACTATCTGACCAAATTACAAGCGTTGTAAGTAGTTCAGGCCAAAATAATCTTGTTTATAATTCAACATTTCAAGATAGTATAGACGGTTGGAGAGTGCAAAACGGTTACAAGCAAACAACCGCTAGAAATATAGGCGGTAATTATTCAATTGAGTTTAAATTACCAGAAAATCCTAACGGAAGTTGGAATTTTGCGAGAAGCAAAAAAGTTCCGATTGGTGTATTTAAAAACTATGCGTACTCGGTATCTATCATGAGAATGGTAGATATTCCCAATGCGGGATTTTTTGCCTATGGTGTCGAGGGGTACGATGAATCTGGTAATAGATTAGAATGGAAAACCGTCAATGTTCATTCAAGTTTATCTGATTATGTTTGGGTACTACTTACGGACACATTTACTTTCACCAATCCTAATGTAAAAACAGTTTCATTTGTATTCACCACAAACGGTTATGGTCATTACTTAGCGTGTCAGCCTATTATGGTGAATGATAAGAATGTTGGAAGTTTCGTTCCTGACGGAATGAATAAATCACAAATCACACAACTTTCTGATGATATTAATTTACGAGTGATTAAGGGTGATGTTGTCAATCAAATCAATATTAGTCCTGAGTCAATATTGATCGCAGGTAATAAAGTTCAAATTACTGGTGAAACTTATATTGAAAATGGGATAATTGGCGACGCAAAAATAAAAGATTTGTCAGCAAGTAAATTAACCGCAGGAACAATTGATGCAGCTAAAATAAACGTGTTGAATATTAATGCAGCAAATATAACAACAGGAATATTGAATGCTGATAGGATTGGGGCTAATTCGATAACCGCAACACATATCAACGTTGCTAACCTTGCGGCCATATCTGCTAATTTGGGAACAATCACAGCAGGTACCATTAACGCTGCAACAGTACATATTATCAATTTAGATGCCGGAGCTATCTCAACAGGTACGCTTAACGCGAATCTGATTGCAGCCCACTCCATTACGGCCGATAAAATACAAGCCACAAGCCTAGATTTATTCAATGCTGACTTTTACACTAACGTGCAAGCTGACGGAATGAGAATGCAAGGCAAAGCTCAAATCATCTTTGGAAAGTGGAAAGATAGCAGTGGTGTCGTAAGAAATAGTGAGGGTATATATATTGGCGGTTATAATGCAGGGGTTAAATATGTAGCCTTGACCCGTGCTGATGGTTCTACATTCATGCTTAGAGCTAACAGTGACATGGATATTGGAACGAATAAAAATGTCGCTAAAGAATCATTGAATATCTACGACACTACTCATTTTTGGTATCCGCAAATCAATCATTCTGATTTAACACTAAATGGTTATTTAGCAATGGGGGGAGATCTTCAAGAAGCAAGCATTCAGTATGATAAGGCTTCGGCTACACTAGCTTTCCGCGTTCCTGGAGGAAGGAGCGGTTCAGCTTTTTGGTTCAATCAAAACGTGAACGCTGCGGGGAGCTTTAATTCAACCTCTCTTCTTTCCTTGAAAGATGTGAAGGGAGGATACCAAGGAAATGCACTTGAAGATATTCTTCATACTGATATCGTGGAATATTCATATAAGAATAATCCAAAGGCACGCCAATTGTCGCCAATTATTGATGATGTTAATAAAATTAAGCAATTTACTTTGCCTGATATTATCAATGATGGTAAAACAGTTAATTTGTATGCTATGTCATCCTTATCTTGGATAGCCATTCAAGAATTGGCTAAAAAATTAGAAAATATAGAGGAAAAAATAGATGCTATCGCTTAAAAATAAAGAACTTGCACCGATTATTAATTTTTTATCAGCAGTTGAGCTTTCACCCAAAGCAAGCAGATGTCGTTCAAAACTTGTCAAAAAATTGTTGGAAAAGCACACGGAACTCAAAGAAGATCTAGAAGATATTATCGAAAAGTTTGGAAAACGTGATGATAATGGGGAAATCATTCGATTAGAAAATGGAAATGTTGAGTTTTCAGAAGATACAAAAGACCAAGGAATCAAAGACCAAGAAGAATTGTTTGATGAAGAGATTTCCATTAATCTTGATGAAATTAAAAAGAAGGTTAAGTTTTTAGTTACAAACCTAGACCAGCTTGACACTAAATTATCAGGATATGATGCAGAAATCTATGACTTACTTATGGATAAATTAGAGGAGGAAATATAAAATGGCTTTGACAATTACGCAATTAATTTCAGTTACAGGAGTTTCAACAATTAATGGAGAACAAGTGGCATACTTTAGTGCTCAAATCCCTCAAGGCAACGGAAGTTCTACGTTTAACCGAAACATTACCAATCAAGAGTTGTATGACGCAAATAGAAAAGAAGTTCGGGCTGATGAATCAGAGTTTCAATCAAAAGTTTATGAGGTTGAAGATGGGTTGATACAATAATTCAAAAAATAGAAAGCAGGGGTTATGGAGGAGCAAGCATGGCGAGAAGTACTCGAACGATTAGCTCGAATTGAGACAAAGTTGGACAACTATGAAACAGTTAGAGATAAAGCAGAACGAGCGCTTTTAATAGCCCAATCAAACGCAAAACTTATAGAAAAAATGGAAGCCAATAATAAGTGGGCTTGGGGCTTTATGCTTACTCTTGCCGTAACTGTTATTGGATACATACTAACAAAAATTAAATTTTGAAGGAGAAAGAACATGAAAACATTTTTTAAAGATTTAGCAGAACGTGCAATTAAAACAATGGCTCAGGCAGCGGTTGGAGCATTAGGAGCAGGAGCAACCGGCTTAATCGGGATTGATTGGATAAATATCTTATCTATTGCTGGGTTTGCTGGTTTGTTATCGATCCTTACCTCGCTTGGTAGTCTTGGATTTGGCGACGATACCGCAAGTTTAGTTAAAACAAACGGAAGTGTTCAACCGAACATCTATAAAGATATGGACCACGAATTTACAGAAGGAGGCGAATAATGTCAAGTATTGAAAATATGATTGCTTGGATGCAAGCACGAAAAGGTAGAGTTACCTATTCAATGACTTCACGAATGGGGCCGAATTCTTATGATTGTAGTTCGTCAGTATTTTTTGCCATGATTGCTGGTGGTTTTCTGTCAGCTGGTTCAATGGGAAATACTGAGACCTTGTTTGGAATGTCTGGCAGAAAACTCAAAGAAATCAGTCGAGGAGAAGTACAACGTGGGGATATTTTTATCTCAGGCACTCCTGGCGGCTCAGCTGGTTCAGACGGACACACAGGTATTTTCCTAAGCAATGGTTCATTCATTCACTGTTCTTACACTCACAATGGAATTGCGGTTGATACGAATGATGCTTATATGAGTACTCGCTTACCACATCACTTTTATCGAATTGTTGGTTTAGGTTCAGCGAATACTGACAGTAAACCTCAAATGGTTACATTAAATGTTGATGGCCAGTTTGGAAATGCGACTGCTAAACGACTTCAAGAATACTTTGATACAGCTGGTAAAGACGGAGTAATCAGTCACCAGTACAAACAAACCTTTAATCAAAATATCTATGCTGCACAGTTCGATTCATCACTGACAGGTTCAAATGTTGTTAAAGCATTGCAAAGATTCTTAGGAGTTGGTCAAGACGGACTGTTTGGTCAAGCTACGATTAAAGCACTACAAAAACATCTTGGAACAACACAAGATGGAACGATTAGCCCAGTTTCTGACTCTGTGAAAGAACTGCAACGGCGATTGAATTCGAATAAACTCTAAAATTAAAACCCTGACTTCGGTCAGGGCTTTAAAAAAGTTCTTGTTATTTTAAATAAAATCTGCTTTAATTGAGTTAGTAAATTTGAAAAATATTTAGGAGAAAAAATGGCAAGACAACTAATTCGTTTTAATTACTTTAAACCCAAACTAGCAACTGATGGTGAAGAGGATATCCTATGGGATATGAAACCTTTTATTGAATTCATTTTGGCTAATCCTAAAGCCTTTAGTGGTGCTGTAGTATTGGGTGATGAAATATCTGATTTAGAATGGAATAGTTGTGGGTTTGATGAGTCAAGTAATCTATATTATATTCAACTTTCTAAGTTACGTTCAAAAAACATTCCTTCAAGAAAGAAAATTAATCAAGACAAAGAGTCACTACAACTAAGTGATGATGAGTTTCTGGGAGAATTTAATTTATTGATATTTGACCCTGAAACCAACGTACTGATTACACAAGGAAATTTTTACGGACTTACCACTAAACAAATATCTATGTCTTTAAGTAACTTAAGATTGAGATTTAAAGATGAAATTGAAGAGAGTGAAGAAGAAAATCCTTCTGTCATTTTTCTTCAGCCAATTATTGATAAACATGCAATTGCTAGAGTTAAAACAAATGACATTTATAGGAAGGTTACTATTAAGGGAGCGGATTATCACGAGTTAGCAAACGAAGAATTAAGTTCATCAACCTTAAGTTCAGCAATCAGTGCACTTGACCAAGTTAATGGAGTCAATTTTGAAATTACTATAAGTATGTCCAGAGCATCTAAAGAGGAAAGTTTGTCTCAAGAAGAGGTAAGAAATATGGTTGATGACATCATAGATTTGAAGGAAAAATCCTTAGATGTTTCGATGAATTTGGCATCTAGAAAAAATGAAGAAAACGCAATTGAATATGTGGACTTGCTTACTCCACGCTTAACATCAAGTATTGCAGTAGAAGTTGAAAATCGTTCAACAATAGCTGCAGAATATATTTTTCAAAATTTTAAAAGTCAAAATTATTTTGATCCACAAATTAATATGCGGGGTGCCGTTAGAAGCATATTATATCAAAGTTAAAAAAGGTGAAGACCATGATGAAAATTTTTACGAAAATAAAAGAGCATTATGGAAGTATCAAAATGTTAAAGAATTATGATACATTAGATAAAATTCACTTATTTCATAA